CACCTAAACACCTACCGAATCCCATAACCCGATGACCACCACCCCTACCCCCGCCGCCGCAAAGAAAGCCGCCCCAAAAAAAATTTCCAATGATTTGGTGGCCAACAACCCTTTTGTTGAATTCGTCAAGCTCTACAAGAATAACCCTGTCCTGTTTGTGCGTGAAGTGCTCAACACCGAGCCTGACCAGTGGCAAATTGAATTCTTGAATCACATCGCGCAAGGCAACCGCCGCATCTCTGTCCGATCAGGACATGGCGTTGGCAAGTCCACGGCAGCCAGTTGGGCGATGATTTGGTATCTGTTCCTGAGATTCCCTGTCAAGGTGGTGGTGACTGCACCGACAAGCTCACAGCTCTACGATGCCCTATTTGCCGAGGTCAAGCGTTGGGTGAAGGTACTGCCACCGATGCTGGCTGAACAGCTTGATGTCAAGCAAGACCGCATTGAGGTGATTGGCGCAAACGAGGAGGCGTTCATCTCGGCAAGAACATCACGCGCAGAGCAGCCCGAAGCCCTGCAAGGAGTGCACAGCGATCATGTGATGCTGGTGGGGGACGAGGCCAGCGGTATACCTGAGAAGGTGTTTGAGGCGGCATCTGGCTCAATGTCGGGACACAACGCTGTCACGCTACTGCTGGGCAATCCTGTGCGTTCCAGCGGCTTTTTCTACGACACGCACAACCGATTGGCGGGGGACTGGGTGACGATGAAGGTGTCTTGCGCGGACTCACCAAGGGTGAGCGCGGCCTACATTGAGGAGATGAAGGCGAGATACGGTGAGGAGTCCAACGCCTACCGTATCCGCGTCTTGGGTGAGTTTCCCAAGAGTGACGAGGACACGGTGATACCGATGGAATTGCTGGACTTGGCGATGAATCGGGATGTGGAGGCGAGTCCCTATGCGCCACTGGTGTGGGGATTGGATGTGGCACGCTTTGGCTCGGACCGTTCTGCGCTGTGCAAAAGGCGCGGTAACGCGGTGACTGAGCCGATCAAGACTTGGAAGAATTTGGATTTGATGCAGCTCACAGGTGCGGTGGTGGCCGAGTACGAGATATTGCCGCCATCTGAGCGGCCATCAGAGATATTGGTGGACTCGATTGGACTTGGCGCTGGCGTTGTTGATCGGCTGCGGGAATTGAATCTGCCAGCTCGCGGCATCAATGTGAGCGAGTCACCTGCCATGGGTACGACTTATCGCAACCTAAAGGCCGAGCTTTGGTACAAGGCCAAGTCGTGGCTTGAGGCGCGGGACTGTCGGCTGCCCAAGGATGAGCTGCTGGTGGCTGAGTTGGCAACAGTGAGATACAGCTTCACAAGCAACGGCAAGATACAGATTGAGGGTAAAGATGAGATCAGAAAGCGGGGTTTGGCCTCGCCTGACAAGGCTGATGCGTTTTGTCTCACCTTTGCATCTGATGCGGTGATCGGCATGATGGGGAGCAAAGCGAGCGCGAAGTGGGGGCAACCGTTGAAAAGAAACCTCTCAAGGGTTGCATAATACGAATTCGTTGGCGCATAGTAACTGGGGCTATTAAAGCAGTTTGCTCTAGGTAGGATTCTCCCCAGAACTCCCTGCGCCAACACCTAATTCTTTAAGGGGTACATGATGAAGATGACAAAGGCACAGAAGAAAGTTGGCAAGGTGATGGGCGAATATAAGTCTGGAACTCTGCACTCTGGCAAAGGCGGCAAAGTCGTCAAGAATCCACGCCAAGCGGTGGCTATTGCTTTGAGTTCTGCTGGGGTAAAGCAGAAGAAAAAAAGCTGAGTTCCAGTTTTTGATGTTCTGAGTTTGTCAAGACTTGCAGGTTTTCAATTCTGTTGTCAGTTGGATCACCATTGATGTGATGCACATGCTCATTGCGGTCTAATTTCCGGCCAAGATGTACTTGCATGACATGACGATGTTCTCTGATTTGTTTGCCGTCAACCTGAATGACAATGTATTTTTTGATTGATCCAATGCCTGCTCTTTTCATGAGTGGACTAGCAAGTTGAGCTTTTTTGGTGTTTTCTGGATTGGCAATTGATGTGCATTTTCTGGAGCAAAATTTTGCTGTTTCAATTCTGTAGGCGGGGACATAGAATGATGTTGAGCAAATTAAGCATGAAAGAGTTTTCCCATTCTTTCTTTTTTCTGCCCGCTGCTTGCCAAACAAAACAGCAATGTGCTTTGCCTGGCAATGTCTGCAACAGTATTTTGTGTTTTTCTTTTTTGGGGTGAATTGTTCTTTGCAGAATAAGCACTCTAAGGTTTTCATGATAGCGATTGCAATGTAGTTTTCATTGCAATAGTATACAAGGAGAAATAATGGCGACCTTACAACGCACCATGGCGCAGGCCATGGATCAAGAGACGGGATATCAGGACTCTGGCGCCAGTTGCCCAGCTCCCACGCAAGACATCACGCTCAATCTGAAGAATCGCGCCAAGGCAATCACCAGCGCGGCTTACGGTCCTGAGAATCCCAATCTACCCAACAACGCATTCTGGTCAAAGAAGGCCGATCAGTGGGATGTTTCAGTTGATGATGCCAAGCAGAGTCGCTGCGGAAACTGCGCGGCTTTCAATGTTTCGGACAAGATCAAGCAGTGCATTGCTGACGGCATTGGCCGTGAGGCTGACCCTTGGGGCACGATCAAGTTGGCTGATCTGGGTTACTGCGAGATATTCGACTTCAAGTGCGCGGCCAGCAGAACTTGCGATGCGTGGGTTGTGGGCGGCCCAAATGAGGGTGATGGCGAGTCTGAGGGTGGCGACAACAGCGACATGGAAGGCGAGGACGATGGCGAGATGCCTGATTCACTGCTGACAATCAACATTGGCGGTGGCAAGAATGGCGACTAAGCAGGGCTTGTACGCCAACATCTGGGCCAAGAGGCGCAGGATCGCTGAAGGATCGGGCGAGAAGATGAACAAGGTTGGCAGCAAGTCTGCGCCATCTGCCGCCGACTTCAAGCTGGCGGCCAAGACCGCCAAGAAGAAGCCCAAGAAGTGATCTCGCCAATATGCATCTCGACAGTCACTGGCAAAGGTTTGCGGGTGATGCTCACAAGCATCGCAGAGTACTGTCCCGAAGTGCCTGTCTATTTGCGCGGTCCAGAGTCCATTATTGGCGGCTTTGACACTGACTTCAAACTCTTTGGCGCACCGCACAATTTTGGTGACGACTACAACGAGATCATGAATCGCGCCTTTGGCGATGGGTTTGAGTCAGTCATTTGCGCCAACGATGACATTGTGCTGACTCCCACCAGTTACCGATTACTGATGGAGGATGTCAAGCAGTTGCGAGAGGAAACTGGCGAGCCTGTGGGCTGGGTTTCAGCGCGTTGCGATGCAGCGCGTCCAGTGCAAAACATCAGATCAAATCCCTTTAATCAGGAGCTGTACTACTTCAAGTACCCCTATGAGGACGCAATTGTGCCGCTGGAATGCCCATCCCCTATCTTTGCATGGATTGGGCGCGATGCGTGGGATGTGGCCAAATTTCCACCGTTGAATTGGTATTCCGATGATGTGCATTGTGAGGATTTGAGAGCCGCAGGCTTTCACCATTACCTGAGTCGGTCTTATGTGCATCACATTGGCAGCCAAACGATTGGCTTAGACGGCAACCGACTCATTCAGCAGGCCATGCCGTGGCTGCGTAAACACCGAGCCGAATATGCAAAACAGTGGTTTGACACTTAATCTGGGGTCAGGCAAGGATTACAAGCCCGATTGCGTGAATGCTGACATTCGCGCTGATGTTGGCGCTGATTGGGTTGTGGACATTGGTGCTTTCATGCAGATCGACAGACAGTTTGACCGCATACTGGCCTTTGATGTGCTTGAGCACATACCGAACTTGGTGCAGGCCATGACCAACTGTCGGGATTTGTTGCGTGACGGTGGCGAGATGCACATTCATGTCCCCTATGAGTTGAGCCTTGGCGCGTGGCAAGACCCGACTCATGTGCGTGCGTTCAACGAAAAGTCGTGGGTGTATTACTGCGATTGGGCGTGGTACTTGGGCTGGAAGGGCAGTCGGTTTGAGATGACGCACTTGGAGATGCGTCTCAGTGAGTACGGTGCAAGTCTAAAATTGCCGCAAGAAGAAATACTGCGACTGCCCAGAGCAGTTGACTCCATGTATGTGATTTTGAAGAAAGTGCCCTATGAAGACTCCAGCGTGGCAGCGTAAAGAAGGAAAAAGTCCAAGTGGCGGCCTGAATGCGAAGGGACGCGCCAGCGCCAAAGCCGAGGGCATGAACTTGAAAGCGCCTGTCAAATCGGGCGACAACCCGCGCAGGGCATCATTCCTTGCGAGAATGGGCAATATGCCTGGTCCAGAGATGAAGGACGGCGAGCCAACGCGCTTGCTGCTGAGTTTGAAGGCATGGGGCGCGTCAAGCAAGGCTGATGCGCGTGCCAAGGCGAGAGCAATATCTGCAAGGAACAAAGCGAAATGATCAACGATCTCAATATCAGCACCGACATTGCGGCGCAGCAGCCAATGGATGACACCGAGTTACAAGCCATTGTTGCCGGTGAACTAGAGGACGCGGTTTCATACATTGATGCCGATGTCTCCCCCATCCGCGCCAAGGGAACTGAGTATTACCGTGGTGACCCCTTTGGAAATGAGGAAGATGGGCGCTCTCAGGTGGTGGCCATGGAGGTGCGAGACACGGTGTCCGCCATGTTGCCAAGCCTCATGCGTGTGTTTTTCAGTACCGAGAATGTCGTGGAATTTGTGCCTCGCGGTCCTGAAGATGTGACAGGCGCACAGCAGGCGACTGATTACGCCAACTATGTCTTCACCAACGACAACAACGGTTTTATGACCACCTATGCGTTGTTCAAAGACTCTCTTGTGCGTAAGTGTGGAATCGCCAAATACTGGTGGGACGAGGTTGAAGAGGTCAAGATCGAAGAGTATTCGGGGCTTGATGACCAAACCGTACAGGTGCTGATGCAAGAAGGCGCAGAAGTCAAGATTGTTGTCAGCTACCCCGACACATCTGTGCCCATGGACATGATGCAGCCGCAGATTGATCCAGCCACAGGTCAACCCATGCCGATGCCGCAACCCATGTTGCACGATGTGCAGATCAAGCGCACTACCAAAGATGGGCGTATCCGCATCATGGCTGTGCCACCCGAAGAGCTGGTGATTGACCGCAGAGCGAGATCATTTGAGGATGCAGGCATCATTGCCCACCGTCAGATGGCCACTGTGGACGATTTGCTGAAGATGGGCTACGAGCTGGACGAGATTGAGGAGAACATCTCCAGCACTGACTTGGACAGCAATGACGAGTATTTGGCGCGTCAGCCCTTGTCCACCACCATGGGCGCTGGGGATAGTTTGAATCCTGGCCAGCGCCGCGTTCTCTATGTCGAAGCCTACATCCGCGTGGACTATGACGGTGACGGCATTGCTGAACTCCGCAAGGTTTGCTGCATGGGGTCAGGCTACACCGTGGTGCGGAACTTACCCGCCAGCTACATCCCATTTGTGGACTTCCCCTGCGATCCAGAGCCACACACCAGCCCATTGGAAGCCATGTCGGTGTTCGATCTGACGCACGACATTCAAGAAATCAAGTCCGAAGTGTTGCGAAACACCTTGGATTCGCTGGCGCAGTCGATCCATCCGCGCACCGCAGTGGTGGAAGGTCAGGTCAACATTGACGATGTACTCAACAACGAGACAGGCGCGATTATTCGCATGAGAGCGCCAGGTATGGTGCAGCCGTTCTCCAGCCCATTCGTTGGACAAGCCGCATTCCCGATGCTCGACTACATGGATTCCATGAAGGAAGACCGCACTGGCATGAGCAAAGCCGCGATGGGATTGGATGCTGATGCATTGCAGTCAAGCACCAAGGCAGCGGTGGCGGCCACCATTGGCGCAAGCCAAGGCCGTATTGAGTTGCAGGCACGCATCTTGGCCGAGGGTATGAAAAAGCTCTTCAAGGGCATCTTGTACCTGATCACCACCCACCAAGACAAGCCGCGCATGGTGCGCTTGCGCAACGAGTGGGTGCAGATTGATCCGCGAGTCTGGAATGCCAACATGGATGTGTCCATCAACATTGGTTTGGGCAATGGCGACACCAACGAGCGTATCCAAGCCCTGACCATGATCGCTGGCAAACAAGAGCAGATCATGCAGCAGTTTGGCTTGGGCAACCCTGTGGTGACACCAGCCATGTACATCCGCACGATTCAGAAAATCATCGAGCTGTCAGGCTTCAAAGACGCATCAAGCTACTTTCAGGCACTGCCTGCTGACTACCAGATGCCGCAAGAAGACGCACCGAAACCGACTCCAGAAGAAGTGCTGGCGCAGGTGCAAGCCCAGTCGATTCAGGCTGACATTCAGAAGAAGGCCGCAGAGCTGGAGTTGAAGCGCGAGCAGATGATCAGAGACGATGATTATCGAAGAGATCAAATGGCGCAAGACTTAATGCTCAAGAAGTACGAATTAGAGTTAAAGTATCAGACACAAATTAGCACTGCCGAGATTGATGCTCGGCAGGCTATGGACAGGGAGGCCATGCAGCAGCAGTCTGCCATCGTGCAGCAGGCGGTGCAGACAGCGGCCAATGTGCCTCCACCCATCAACCTTAATGGAATGGCTCAATGAATCAGGAAGAACAGGTACGAAAAGGCCGCAAGTCCGAGCAATTTATGCAGGACGAGGTGTTTGCAACGGCCTTGGAGAAGATGCGCGGGGACTTACTTTGGGAGTTTGAGAACAGCAAGCCAGAAGAGGCGAGCAAGCGTGAAATCTGTTGGGCGCAGTTGCGTGCCATAGACAACTTCAAGAACGAACTTACCAAAATGATCGACAACGGCAAGGTGGCACAGCGTGCCATCGAGCGAGCGCAGAAAAATCTTGTTTAATTAAGGAAATCGACCAATGACAACAGCGACACCAACGGCAGAGCCGAGTGCGATTCAAGGTCCAATGAACATGGCCGAAGCGGCCAATGCACTTGCTGGAATACTCCCCGATGAGGGACAAGAGGAAAGCGGCGAGGCGCAGTTGCCCGAAGAGGGCGCGGCGGGAGATGAAGAGTTGCTGGACGATGCAGACGCATCCAGCGAGGAAACTGATTCCGAACAATCCGAAGAAGATGGAGATTCTGAAGAAGAACAACAGCCACAAGTCTTCACCGTCAAGGTTGACGGTAAAGAAGTCGAGGTGACGCTGGATGAACTTCAAAAAGGATATTCAAGGACTCAGGATTACACACGCAAAACGCAGCAAATTGCGGAGGTCAGGAAACAGACTGAGGCAGAGTTGCAGGCAGTGCGTGCCGAGCGCGAGCAGTACGCTCAATTGTTGAGTGCTCTAGAGGCACAGGTTCAGCAGGCAACGCAGCCAAACATTGATTGGGATCGTCTCTACCAAGAAGACCCCATCGAATGGGTGAGGCAGCGTGAGTTGATGCGTGAAAACCAAGAGAAGAACGCGGCTATCCAATCGGAGAAGAAGCGACTCTCTGAGTTGTCACAGCAGGAGCAGATGCAACAGCATCAGATGTTGTTGCAGCAGGAACAAGAGGCATTGATGTCAGCCATACCTGAGTGGAAAGACTCAAAGAAGGCGGCGGCTGAGAAGGCGATGCTTGTTCAATTCGGCCAAAAGGTTGGATTCTCACCTGATGAACTGAAGAATGTTGTGGATCACAGGGCGGTTGTATTGCTGCGAAAAGCGGCTCTCTACGACCAGATGATGTCCAAGCGTGGGCAGATCAAGCCAGTGACGAACAATGGGCCAAGACCTGCCAAGCCTGGTGCAGCAGGAAGAGTTTCCAGCAACACAGAAGCGATGCGAGCACAACAGCGTCTAGCAAAAACTGGCCGTGTCGATGACGCGGCTGATGCAATCTACAAACTCTTGAAATAAGGAAACCATCATGTCCATCGTCAGTAATACATTTACAACCTATAGTGCTAAAGGCATTCGGGAAGACCTTTCAAATGTAATAACAAATATCTCACCAGAAGAGACACCGTACCAATCAAACATCGGACGCGAAACCATCTCCAACACCTTGTTTGAGTGGCAGACCGATGCTTTGGCTGATGCCGCTGCCAACGCTCAGTTGGAAGGTGATGATGTTGCGTCTTTCGATTCAGTGACCGCCACTGTTCGTTTGACCAACTACGCACAGATCAGCCGCAAGACCATCATCTTGTCAAACACTGAAGAAGTGGTCAACAAAGCTGGCCGTCGTTCTGAGTTGGCCTATCAGATCGCCAAGCGCGGCTCTGAATTGAAGCGCGATCAAGAGTACATCCTCTTGAATGGCGGTGTGGCTGTCGCAGGTAACACCACCACAGCTCGCGTGACGGCCTCTTTGGGTGCATTCGTCAAGACCAACACCGACAAGCAGACCAACGGCGTTGACCCCAGCTACACAACTTTGCCAAACAGTGCTCGCACTGACGGCAATGTGCGTACTTTCACTGAAACCATTCTCAAGAATGTGATTCAGAAAGTGTGGACTTCTGGCGGCACACCGAAGATTTTGATGTGCGGTCCTGTCAACAAGCAGCGCGTGTCTGGTTTCTCTGGCATTGCATCTCAGCGTTACAACATCAATGGCGGTGACCGTCCTGCCACATTGATCGGCGCTGTTGACATCTATGTCAGCGATTTCGGTCAAGTCTCTGTCATCGCCAACCGCTTCCAGCGCGAGCGCGATGCATGGGTGATTGATCCTGAGTACGCAAAGATGACCGTCCTGCGTCCTTACCAACAAGTTGAGTTGGCGAAGACTGGTGACGCTGAAAAGCGTATGCTGTTGATCGAATGGGGTCACAAAGTGTTGGCAGAAAATGCCCACGGTTTGGCCGCAGATTTGATCACTTCTTAATCAACTGAGAGGAATAGGGGAGAGGAAACTCTCCCCTACTTACATGGAAAAACGATTTTTTGACGCAAACCCTGAACAAGGCATCACACGCACTTGGCATTACAACGATGAGACTGAAGAAGCCACCATCCAAACATCACAGGATGTGACAGCAGTTATCGAGGCCAACAAACGCGACTTTGCCGCCATCGACAACAAAGCCAACTGGAAGGGTGAATGGCATCATGTGGCCAGCATTCCAGAGTCTTTGTACTATCAGCTCAAGGCCGAGGGAAAGATTGACGATCAAGAATACATGAAGAAGTTTTTAAACGATCCAGATAATCGGTTTTTCAGAGTGAGGCCAGGTCAAGTATGAAATACATCGCAGTCTGCACGCCAGCGCGTGACATGGTACATACGCAGTACACCTACTGTATGGTTAACCTTGTTGCGTATCACACGCTCAACACCACTGACGCTGTGAGCCTCAAGATTTTGCAAGGCACTCTGATTCAAAACCAGCGTGCCGATTTGTGTCTTGACGCGATGCGTGAAGGTTGCAGCCACATACTGTTTATCGACTCCGACATGACTTTCCCACAGGACATGATTGGCAGATTGCTGGCGCACGATGTGGACATTGTGGCGGCCAACTGCGCCAGACGCAGAATGCCAACAGGTCCAACCGCACAAAATTACGATGAAAATGGCAAGAGACAGCCTGTCTACACCATGCCTGAGTCCACTGGACTTGAGGAAATTGGCTCGGTTGGCACTGGCGTGATGCTAATCAAACGCGAAGTGTTCCAAGGTATGACCGAGCCGTGGTTTGATATGCCGTGGCAGTACGACAATCGTGGCTACATGGGCGAGGATGTGTTCTTCTGCAAGAAGGCGCAGGAGCTTGGGTTCAAGGTGTATATTGACCATGATGTCAGCAAAGAGATTGGCCACATTGGCACATTTGAATTCAGGCATGAGCACACTTGGGTGATGAAAGAACAGCTCGAAAAAGAGGCAGTCTAAATGGCATTGACCACCTACACAGAATTGAAGGCATCGCTGGCAGATTGGCTCAATCGGTCTGATCTGACATCAGTGATTCCTGACTTCATCAGTCTGGCAGAGGCACAGATGGAGCGACAACTCCGCACACGACAGATGATTGTGCGTGCCACTGCGTCATTTGCGGCTGCGGCTGAATACGGCACTGTTCCTGATGACTTCTTGGAAGTCAAATCCATCAAGCTCGATACCAACCCAGTGACATCGCTGACATTTCAGACAATTGACTCACTTGATCAGTTATCCAACACCACCTATTTGTCCAGCGGAAAGCCACTGTATTTCACGGTGGTTGGCAACCAATTCAGACTGTTGCCAATTCCTGATGGCGCGTACACGGCAGAACTGGTCTACTACTCAAAATTGACAAAGTTGTCAGCAAGTGTGGCCACCAATTGGCTGCTGACGCAAGCGCCTGATGTTTACTTGTATGGATCGCTGTTACAGGCTGCGCCATACCTGCAAGACGATGCGAGAATCTCAGTGTGGTCATCGTTGTATTTGGCTGGCTTAGACCAGTTACAAGTCGCTGATGACCGTGGCTCAACCTCTGGCGGCGCGTTGATGGCGCGTGCAAGGACATTCGGATGATGATCACCACCACCAAAGGCGACATGGAAGAGTCTTTGTTGCAAAAGTCTGAGGGTTCACTTGAGAACGACAAAGAGATCATCTCTTGGGTTGAATATAGGTTGGATGACGAGCTGGTACACAGATCAGTCCATGTTGTGTTGAAACAAAGTGTCGCAGCCGATGGCGTTGCGGCTGCAATTGGATAAGGATTAAGTCATGGCCAATACTCAGGCGATGTGTACGAGTTTCAAAGGTGAGTTGCTCACAGGTACTCACAATTTCGGCACTGCGCCGACAAGGGCAACAACTGCCGCTGACACTTTTAAGGCTGCCTTGTACTTGGCAACCGCCACCATCAATGCCTCTACAACCGCATATACGACCACTGGAGAGGTTTCTGGAACAGGCTATACCGCAGGCGGTGTCACGGTGACATTTGGCACTGCACCGAGCACCAGTGGCACGACAGCGTTTGTCACGCCAAGCGCCAGCATCACCTATTCATCGGTGACCTTATCCACAGCCTTTGATTGTGTCTTGATCTACAACTCAACTCAGTCAAACAAGGCGGTGAGTGTGCATACCTTTGGAAGTCAGACCGTGACGGCAGGAACATTCACACTGACCATGCCTGTCAATGATGCAAGCACTGGCCTGATCAGGCTGGCTTAACGCAGGGGCAGCGGCATGGCTGCTTATGGTTCAGGCTACTATGGACTTGGTGTCTATGGCATAGGCAATGTCGTCATCAGCGGCAATCAGGCGACTGGTGCTGTTGGTACGGTTGTCTTTACAAAAAGTGTTGCCATCTCAGGCAATGCCGCCACAGGCGCAGTCGGCAATCTGCTGACCGATGTCTCAATCCAAGAGGATGGGACGATTGCCACAGGCAATATCGGTACGGTTTCACCGCAAGTATCGTTTGCGATCACAGGCAATTCGGCAAGCATGGCGGTTGGCAGTGTCACGCCAAGCGTGTCATTTGCCATCAGCGGAAATTTCCTCACCACCGCCATTGACAGCGTTGGAGCTGTCATTGCGCCAGAACTGACAGGCAATGCCGCCACTGGTGAAGTCAACACGGTTTCTCCAGAAGTTATCTCATTCCAAGACATCACTGGCGTTGAAGGCACTGAGGCACTTGGTACTGCGACAGCAGTCATTGAGGTTGCGATAATCGGTGTTGAGCTATCAGGCTCGGTGGGGACGCTGATTGGCTTTGGCTGGGGTGCTGTGCCAGACAGTGTTGAGTCTTGGACCGCGCAGTCTGACAATCAGGAATCATGGACACCAGTGGCCGATTCCTCGGAAAGCTGGACACCAGTTTCGGACACCTCAGAAAACTGGTCTGATTTAGCAGACAATTCAATCACTTGGCAAGAAGCCGCGTAAGGGGATTTAAGAATGGCAGATACCACGACGAGCAACCTACTGCTGACAAAGCCAGAAGTTGGCGCAAGTACTGACACCTGGGGGACCAAGATCAACACCGATCTTGACACCATTGATGCAATTTTTACTGCAAACGGTACTGGCACATCAGTTGGATTGAATGTTGGCTCGGGCAAGACATTGGCGGTGGCTGGCACAGCATCAGTCT